CACGCTGTCCTTGACGACAGAAGCAAGGTAGGCATTCTTCACGACCGTGACTTTGGGGTCGTCCAGCAGGGTTGCGTTCATCGCGGCGATAGCGTCGCTCGGGTTGAAAAGCGTCTGCTCAGTCCCGTCAACCTTGCTGTAAGGCGCATGGGCGCCGATGTACTGGTAAAAGCGAGTCGTGAGGCCCCACCGCGTCCCGGTCACAAGATCGGTGATCCCTAGGCCGCCGGTGGTCAGGCCGCCGACGTGGTTAGTCCACTCCAGGACGTTGGTCGTAAAGCCCATGGTCGCCAGTTTGCGGGCGGCGATGAGGCCGGGGTAAGTGGCGCCGTAAATAACGACGTTCGAAGTGAAAGTCGCCATCACAGACCCGCCACGGTTGCGAGGTACGCGGTGACTGCGACGTTGATCGCCGCGATCTGTGCGGTCGTCATGCCGGCTCCTACAAGCACGGCGCTGATGGTGCCCGTGTAGTAGGTGTTGGCGGTAGGCGTCCCGTTCGCGTCGGAGGGACGCGCGCCTACCAGCAGCATATCACCGATCAAACTGCCGTCAGATACCGTCGCGGTGACAATCTCCGTGGCGCCTTCGTAAGCCCGGTACGAGGCCGGATCGGTTCGGGAGAAGCCGTGCATGCCCCCGTACACCGTGCGCGTAATCGCATCTTGCGCAGCGGTAGTGGACTTGACGCCAAAGGTACCCGTCGTGCGCTTAGGCACGATCTCGAAGTCGCCAGATGACGCGGCGGGGTTGTTGCCGCCGGCTACCGTGTTAGCGCTATCCGTCCAGGTCAGCAGGGTGTGGCTGTTCGCAGTGACGCGGCTATCGGAACTCGGAACGAAACCGGTGGTGGCGTACTGCGTCGAGGCAGCGAGGAAACTGCGGCCCAAGCCCTTGACGAAACCGGGGGCGCCGAGGAACGTCAGGTTGGCACTGCCGAACCAATTAAGCGCGGATGCGCCCGTATCTTGGGCCGCCAGCAAGTAGAACGCCGCGATGTTCTGCGCAACGCCGGCGTCGTAGAAAGCCTTGTATAGCGCTAGGATGGCGCCAGAATAGCTGGCCGGGTTGGTCGTGTTGGGGTCGAAAAACGACCCCGCGATCCGGTACTTATCAACCAGCCCGTTAACGCCCGAGATGTAAAACGGGTTAAGCCCGCTGTAGTTGGCTACCCGGCACGTCACAGGAGTGCCGGCGGCCGAGGCGACGATAGAGATAGCGCCGACTTCTGGCGCGTCCTCGCTCAGAACCGCGCCGGGTCCGAGTGTGAAACTGCCGGGCGCGTTTAGTGCCGGCGTAGCGCCGCCGAAGCCCAAGGCGACAGATGCGATCAAGCTATTGTTCTGAATGCGGAGCTTGGTGATCCCGGGGTCTGCGGGAACCAAGGTGGTAGTGGACGTGCCTACGGTGGCGCTTAGGTCGAACCATGACATCGGGTTAAATTCCCCTTGCGTAATAAGATGCTTTGCGCCATCCGGGACGCCAACGCGCACGACGTTCCGTTCAGCGGCCGTGCCGAGAATAGCGGCCACAGCATCGGGGTCGGAAATGACTTCCCCGATGCTGTGGCCGCTGAACGGAACCAAAACTACGTACTGGTAGGCCAACTACACGCCCTCAGTGACACGAACACGGGCAACAATGTGCTGCACGTTCGTGTTGGCGACGGGCGGTGTTACGCTGATGTTGACGGACCCGTTGGTCGTGTCAGCGGTCAGCGTTGGCAACGTCGTGATGACCACCGGGGTGCCCGCCGTCGGACCGGCAACGAACACAGGATTGCCTGCACCCACCACAGTGGCCGCCGCATTAGCTCCGCGGTAAACCAGGGAATCGGCCAGCGTAAACACCTGCACGGTATTGGCCACCGTGTCGATGACCTGTAGGCTGACACTGACAACGTAAGAGCCCCTGTTGGGCAACACCAGCGTGTTGGAAGTCGAAGCCGCCGCGCCGTCCGTCGTCAATCGCACCGCGGCGGACCCCGCCGTCGAGAACATGTGCACGCAATCGAGGATCTGCGCGTCGCCGTTGACGGAGAACCGGTTGCCTGCATAGACGTGGCAACCGTTGATGCTGCGATCGGTAGACGTGCCCCCGAGCGCGACACTGGAAACGCCGCCAGCGAACGCCTGGTTGCCGAATGCCAGCGCGGCGAGCCCGGCTGCGGTGCTGTTCTGCCCGCCGCCCATGGAGTTAGAGCCGCTCGCGGCGTTGTTGGTGCCGCCCGGGATTACCGCACCCAGGCCCGACGCGACGCTGGTTGCTGCTGAACGGCTCGTCTGCCAGTCCACAGCCCGGGAGCCGCGAGCGTTACCGCCGGTCGCCGTGCTGTCCGCCGTCTGCGCTTGGAACACGCCGCCGTCAACGCCGATGAGCCTGATCCAGCTTGTGTTGGTGACGCCGTTGGCGATGTACGAAACGCCGTTGGTAGTGTCGGAGAAGATTTCACCGACGAGATGCGGCGTAATCAGGCCGTTCGGGTTGCCGCCGCCCACGAGAACGTACGGGATAACGTTGCCATCCGTATCGCTGACCGGCGTACTCGTGGCTGCGATGCGCAGATGACCAGTCGTGTCGATCCAGAACGATCGGTTGGCGAGCTGGAGCAGGTCCCGGTTGTAGGCGTTGTTAGTGAGCCTGACGTTGCCCTTGTATATGAGCTGCCCGTTGCCGATGCTGGCGACGGAGCCGTTCCAGTCGCAACCCTCGTGTGTGACGTTGCCGTTGGTCCCGAAGGACACAACGGAAGCGGTAGCGTTGATGTCGCGGCACCCCTTGAGCCGGATATCGCCGGTGACACCGCTGTTCTCGACGCGAACTGACGTATCCGCCGCGGTGCCGTCAAACGAGCAGTTGGAAATCGTCGCGTCGTTCGCGTTACGGAACCACAGCAGATACCCGCTAAGCCCGGGGCCAACAAGGCGCATATTGTTGGACGAGATGCGCTTGGTCGTGTCGTCAAACCGGACGTAAGGGAAAACGCCCGTCAGGGAGATGCCGTCCGTTTTCGTTACGCTGACGCCGCCGGCAGCGTTACCGTCCACCTTGGCGTTGACACATCGATCCAGGCGCAGGCCGCCCGCCATGTCGAGGCCAGTGGTCTGGAGTCCCCAATGCCCGACGAAAAACGCCGAAGTCGGGACGCCGACGCCGCGCGGGACGCCCAGGGTACCGCCCTCGATCGTAACACCGATCGTCCATCCGCTATAGGGCAAGAACGAAAAATCGCCGATCATTGCGGAGATGCTCTGCGTCGAAGACGAGCAGAACGTCCCGATCGACGTGATCCCCACCATCGTCAGATGTTGGACGTGGTTGTACTTGATCCCGCCATTGTCCGTCGTGCCGTAGGCCCCGGCCGATGCTGGGGACGAAACATAGCCGTTTTTGCTAGCGGAGAACCCTAGCACTCGGGGCCACGCGGTCTGGCCGAGCTTAGCAACGCCGCGATTGCCGTAGGAGCCGTAGTTGTAGCAATGGGCGTAAGAGATCAAGTTGGCTTGCACGCCGGACACAAAAACGTTGGCGCAATTCTGGAACACCAAGCTGTCTATCTGGCCGCCCTCGATTCTGATGTCGTCCGCGACATAGGACTTGATGAGCCAGTACTTGTTGTACGTGTAGTCGATCGGCTGCTCGAACGTGACGCTAGTCGTTGTGGTCGCGACGATTTTGTTGTACTCGAAATACGAAGTACCCTGGTTTGGCGGCCCGGCCGGAATACCGAAGTAGCCCCAGGGCGTATCGCCAGCGGTAACTCCGTCCCCCTGGTTCTCCAGGCGGCCGTAGTCGCCGACTTGGAACTTACCGTCCGCGTTGTCGATAGGGATGACGGACGTGACGCCGCGCCCGGGCAACGTGCCGGCGTTTTCGGCCATCGCAGGCACCTGGTACACGGTAGTGCCGAGCGTTCCGTTGAAGTTGAACCCGTAACGCAGCGGGCGGTCGATAGTGACGCCGCTTGAACTGGCAGTGCCCGGCACGAGACGGGCATAGTCGATGCCGAACTGATTGACGGACGCCAAGCCGAGGTTCCCGGGGGTGTACTGGAAAGCCGCCCAACCGCTAGCTGCGGCGTAGCTGACCCATCCGCTAAAATCACCTGGGATGACGGTCTGGCCGACAGTGAGAGTCGAATTGACGGCGACGGACCCGGTATCGTAGAAATACTTCGTTAGCGTCGTAACCGTGCCGATGATGTGGCCGGTGTTGATGATCCTGTTGCCGCCGTTCAAGTACACCGTGTTGATCTGGAAACTGGCGTGGTTGTACAGAGTCGGGAACGCATTAAGCGCAGCCTGGAACAGCGTCGTGTTGGTCGTCGCGCTGTTACCCGCATTGATGCCGAGCATCGCCACGTCGATCTGCGTTTCCGCGATTTTGAATCCGCGCCCCGCGGCGTCCTGCCACGTCCCGATCGTGCCTGGGACGATGGTGGCCGCGTAGTACAGCGCGTGGCCGCCGTCGCCGGCAGCGGCGAAGCCGCCCGTGCGGACGGCCGTCTGGCCGGTCGGAACGGTAGCGGCGATGGCTGCGGCGAGGCTCGGGTAGTTAGCGGTCGCGGTAAACGGGAGGGAGGCGATCTCCTTGGCGAACGAGTTGACGGGACCGCCCTCGGTCGCGACGACAGTCGAAGCGTCGCCCTGGACGATCTGGTGCGCCAGGTCCATATCGGTGACAAACTGGTTGATGTCCGCAATCAGATCGGCAGACGAAATCGGCATGCTAAACTCCGAGGTCAGAAGGCGCGACCACATGGACCGCGTGATGTGTGAGGCTCATGATGGTCAGCCCGGAGTCGCCGAACGCTGATTCCCACCACGAAACGAGATCTGGAATTTCGCCGCCGATGTTGACCCAGGCTATTTCGCCTGCGGGCATGACGCTGTCGATGGTCGCGTATATCTCGGCGTCTGTGACGATGCCCTGGATCATGTCCAGCGTGCTGTACTGGATGGCGCCGATGCCGTAACCGCCTAGCGGCAGACCAGCGTCGTTGGATACAGCGTTGTAGCCCGCCACAAAAGGGATGCCGCTGGTAGCCGGGCGGGCTACCGTGACGAATACCTGATTGCGAAGCATCAGCGAGCCGTAGCCGCCGGCCACATTGTACCCGACACCGCCGACATTGTAGCCGCCCGTATCCGCGGGCCGCGCGGGCTCGAATATGAAGGGCGGCTTGCCCGTCAGATCTTCGACCGCCTGGGATAGCGCAGCCCGCGTGGCGCGAGGGCGCAATATCTCCCGGATGATCCTGGCGCTAAACGGTGCGTCTGCTTCACCCGGATTGCGCTGAAGTCGCGTACCGAGGAAATCGTAGGCGACGATGTCGAGCCAACCGTCTGTGGCGGTTTTGATGCGCGTCTGGAGTTTAGCGTAGCCGATGAAGGACCAAATGAAGGATAGGACGGTCGCGATGCCCGTTAGCACGCCGTCTAGCACTGTATCCGTGTCGGGAAACCATCCGTTGGGCAGGTACGACCGGAGCCGCTTTAGGATGTCGGGGGTGTCGCCGGTAGCCATGTGCGCCTCTTAGCTAACGGCTACTGTGCCAGCCTTGATGACGTTTTTAGGCGTCACCGAAATGTCGGTTGTCGATCCGTTCAGCAATAGTGCGGTCACGTTCTGCACTCCAGGGGAGGCATCGAACGCCACCTGAGCCAGGCGGCTGTAGGAAAGCGACGCTCCCACAACCAGCGTGTTTACATACGTCGTCACCACTTGCCCGACGAGACCTTTGATCGTCGGGCCATCGTAACCCGCTGTGACGGTAACAATCATGCTTATGTTCGCAGTAACTACGGCGGGGGCGAACACCCCGAACCGCACGCCCACGGCGCGCACCGCGTCAACCGCCAGGAACACTTCATCCAGCAGGGACGAAGGAGGCGAGCCCGTGCCGTCGTCAACCACGACGTAGAAGTATCCCGGGTCGTAAGCGCCGTTGAAATCCTGGTTCTCGGTGAGCGTATACTCCAAACCGAGTTGCAGGCCGGTAATCGCTGCGCCGACCGCGGTTTTCGTGGCTTTCGCCAGCGACGCGATGAACAGCAGGAACCGGGCACGCAGCGCGCTGTCGCTCTCGGGGTCCGAACCGCCGCCGAAAGCGCCGGCATTCGTCACCGTGTCCACAAACGGGATTGCGGTGGTGATGACAGTGATGGCGCCCGCCACTACGTTCGAGGCGGATGAGGCGTTTACCGCGCTCACCAGCACTGCGAGGCTGGATACGCCTGCCGGGATAACGAAGCCCCCCAGCGGGGCGCTGTATGCAGAGTTGGTCGTGTCCGCAACGACGGTAAACTGCTGCGTTCCGTCCAGCGTTTGCACAACCGTGCCTACGGGGACGAGGGCCTGGGCGGTGTTGGTGAAACGGGAAAACGTGACTAGGCCAGTCGCGGCGTCCGCGCCTAGTCGCACCACGCCGTAATCCGCCATCCAGGTGTCCAAGTCGGGGCCGGATGACGTGGACGCGCGGGTTAGCGTGAGGACGTATTGGATCTGCGCTTCAAGCCACAGTACTACCGCGGACGTAGCCTCTGCTACCGCTCTCAACACGGAACCGGGCGAGAAGTCGATCAGGGACGCCGCTACACCCTGCACCCCCGCGGCGAAGTTCTGGACGAGCGTCGAGAAGTTGCGGAGATTGAGCGACGCCATTCAGGTTACCTCGAAGGATAGGGTTTTCTGCTGGCCGGTCCCGCTATCGGTGTATTGGATGCGGCAGAACGCTCCGTTCAGGATCGCCGAAACAGTGATGGTCGGCGCGGGGTCTCGGGCGACTGATGCTTCGAGAAATATCTGCGAGCGGATAAGCGAAGTCAGGAACGGAATGTCGATCAGCGAACCGACGCGCTTCGGCAAACCCGCGCCGTACGGCAACTGCCAGATGTAATCGTCCTGGTTGGTTAACAACCTGCGGAGAATGCGTTGCACGCCGCGGTCGAATCCGTCTACTAGCGCCAGATCCCCCGAAGGCCCGACCGACAATCCGCCGCCCATCATGTGAGAGATATCCGGCATGGCTGCTCCTAGACTGGCGGACCCGTGGTGCCTGCGCCGGGGATGACGCCGGTGTGTTCGTGGGTGCTGCCCACGTCGTGGCCGTTGTGCGTGAGCGACGGGCCGACGATAGCCACAGGGCCGGTGATAGTGATCTGCCCGCTGCCGCTGTTAATCGTGAGCGCCTGGTTGTTCAGAGTGATCGACAGCGCCCCGGTTTTGTCAGCCTTGATGACGACGCCCGCCTGGGTCTGGAGCACCAACTCGCCGCTCTGCGCAACCGGCGGCTGATCGTCGTCGGAGAATAGGCGGCCAGAAGCGTATGGGCTGTTCAGGTCGCCCTCGTGGTAGCCGATAGTCATCTGGTCGCCTATGCCGGGGCCTACGACGATGCCGAACCCGTTCCCGATGTGGGGCGACGCGATGGGTACCCATCCGGTCTCGATCTCTTCCGGCTGGAGCAGCATCTTAACCGCATGCCGGTCGGGGTCGTAACTCGATACCGTACCTACGCGGCCCTGCATGCGGTCCTCGATGGTCCGCTGGATTTCCCGGCGCACCATGTTCCACAGTTCTTCGCTCATCACACCCCCGGGAGTAGAGAGCTATCCGGCACGCTGACGAATAGACCTGGGCGCGGGTTGGCTTCGTGCACTGTACTGACTTTGCGCGAGGCCAACGCGCCTTTAGCCGCGATCGTCATGCGGTAGCCTTGCTCGAACGAGAACGTGTGGTCCACCGTATCGACGTAGTATACCTGATCCAGCTTAGTCCCGGTGCCTGTAAGCTTAATCCGGCTCCGCACCGCGAAACTGGTGTCGCCCGGCAACTCGATATCAACACCAAACTCGTGGCGGGTGTTGTTCAGCAGATGCCTCTCAGCAGCTCGGCTGGACTGCTCCTGCGTCATGTTAGGCGCCCGGTAGTCGTAGTTTACGGGCTTCCCGCCGTTCCCCGACATCACCTTGTGGGTGTGTACGACCTTCTTCTGCTTGGTGTGCCAGGATTTGTGCCTGACATGCGTCTCCGATGCGATCTCGAAATTGCGCACGATGCGGAGGTCGATGAACTCGCCGGAAGCGTAGGATGCGGGCGTGGGGGGCGTGTAGTGCACCGTGAAAAGCGGCAGACTGTCCTCGTTCAGCGGCCGAACGACGATCGTCTTGCTCTTGCTATCCAGGTGGACGCTGTGGCCCTCTGAGTCAGCAACGCGATTGATGACGGCCCACTCGCTCTGGTTGGTCAAATGTGCCCAGTCTATTTGGTAGTATTTCCCGGACAGAAGCATGTCGTCGGTGACGTCGACGAAGAAGTTGTGACGCGCCGCGATCTCTTTGATGATCTCGTGGCCTTTCCGGTTCTGGAATTTCTCCCGCGAAGTGGCCCGAAGCATCTCCGCCACTGCGTCTTTACCTCCGACGCGGATGTAGCGCTCAGTCCAGTTGAACTCCACCTGAGTGATGTTGCCCAAAACCAGGGGCTGCGGTGCGGCCGTAGCGATGTCCGTCGTCGCCATGACTGTGGCGGCGAGGGGGCCGCCGGTAGCAAAACGGTCGAGGCTGAGATCCTGTGGCAGCGAGTCCATCGGTATTTCGGCGGTGAAAGTATCCGCCTTGGCGAGCGTGCTCAGGTGCGCCCCGATTGTCCGGACCTGAAGATTGACACCCTCGATGTTGAGGTATGCGCGGGGCTGTCGGGCGCTAGACGCCAAGGAGACCACCATTGCCAGCCGCGGCGTTAACGTCGGGAATGCTGAGCGTGACAATCCCGGTGAGTGTAGGATCGCGGAGGCCGTTCAACCGGGCGATGCGGTTCCATTGCGTTGCGTCGCCTAGGTACTGCGCGGCGAGGGCGAATAAATTGCCCCCCGCCACCGTGATGACCCGCGTATTCGCGCCTACTTGAACCGCCATAGTGTCACCCCGTGAATTCGTCCAGGTTTGCCGAGACGCGCCCGACGAGCCCGCTCATGTCGGCCAGCGACGACCCGATCTGCAACGCCCCGAGCTGGTTCAGCGCTGCGTTGGCGAAGCTGACGCCAGGCAGTAGGCCCGGAGCCAAAGCTCCAGCAGCGGTGATGAGCAAGTCCTGCGAGGATTGCGCGGCACTGACGGCGCCAACCGCCAGGGAGGCGGTCTGTTGCAACGGCAGCATCGCGGAGGCCGATAGGGCCGCCAGCGGATATGCCGCCGTGATCGCGGTGGACAGCCCCGTCACCGCGGATAGGACACCGACCGGGATGCCCGGAATCGCCAGAGACGAGAGGGCGCTCATGTCGGCGTTCACCACGTCGTCGAGCGATGCGGTGGCAGCAGACGGGATGTTCTGCGTCGGGTCGTCAACCACCGTGACGGTGATTTTATACCCGACATGGTAAAATCGTTCGTAGTCGGCAGCAAACGACGAGATGATGACGCTATAGAACAGGCCGCCCCACGCTAGAATCTGGAGGGCGCCGGAGCGCCTTTGCCCGTCCAGAACTCGTGCACGTAGATCGGCGTCAGGGCCGCGGAACCTACCCGACCACGTAATCTCGTCGTCGTCAGGCCCCATAGCATCTACGATGCGCTGACCGCCCATCAATTTGTGGACGGTCAACTTTTGCTTGCCG